TCGCGATAAACAGGGTTTGGAGGAACGATGACAAAGTGACCGTACTGCTTCCGATCGGATTAAAATTTATCCCTCTGCCGGATGATGCGTCCATGGGAGCCTATCGGTATGGAGCCGATGTACTGGCAGGTATTACAGAGAAAGAACGTATCTTAAAGTTGGAGACGGAGAAACCGGAAGATGAGCTTTCTGCTGATACCGAACGGCAGTGGGGAGAGTTCCGTACCTTTTACCGGACAGAAAATCAGGATCCGGGTATTAGTTTCAAAAAGCTGAATGAGATTGGTAACGAACCATATCAGATCTATTTTAAAGTGAAATAAAGCATATGAGGTCCAAATACTCCAAGGAATGTCTGGACCTTATTTTTAACTTCTTATTTTTTACCTTCTCTGCAGGGCAAAGGTTTTTATTGTGCAATTAATATTTCTAACTATAAATGAGCAAATATCGAATTTTGCACAAACTTATCCCACAAACTTAAAAGCTTCTTCGAATGAGGCGCTGCTTTTTATGAGGCGGTACAGGTTTGCAAACTGTTCCTGCTTTAGCTGCTGCTTCAAGGATGCGTATCCCTCTTCGAATGTGCAGTAGTTTCCAGAATGCATACAGCACAAATAGTGGACCAACGACATGATCAGCCAATACCTTTGGATTCCCTGACGGGATCGGATTTGATAACTATCCAGCGCAAGTTTACTTTTGCTCTGCCGGAAAAATAATTCAATCGGCCACCGTTTCGTATAGGTGTCCAGGATCTCCTGCGTGGATAACTCTGCATTTGTAGAGAGAAATACACGCAATGCTTTGGGATTCCCAAATCCATCCTTCGGATAGCTGAGGATCACCGCTGCATTTGGAATGCCATTCAACTCCCCTTCATAGCGGTATACATAGAATTCACGGCTGCCAACGGTCACGAGGCTGACATCCGGGTCTGTTTTCCGCAAATGAAGGGCAAATGCACTGGCTTTTTGACGGATCCCGCATGGATAAAGGATTCGGTTGGTCTTTAATGCCCCAACCGTATAGAATCCTTTCCGAATAAAACGGTCCATCACTTTTGCAGTAGTATACCAGCTGTCACAAAGAAAGTAGGAAATGACCGGCGCAGCGGGAAGTTCTTCCGCGATCTCCTGTACAATCTGGATCTTTGATCTTGATTTATCGTACAGGATGACTGCATAATTCAGGGTAATCCCGTTGCAGGAAAGCATAACGGAGACAACCTGATGCCCATAATCCTGACAGCCTTTTAAATGTGATTGATGAAAATACGCAGCTTCGATTGGATGAACCGCCTGTGACGAAGGCCGGGTATGTGAAGCAATCGTATCATCCACAATACAGTAAATCGGTTGTCCGGAACGCTGTGCTTCCCTATAAATGGCTTGGAGGATGCTGCTTTTTAAAACATCCTGCAATGCATCGTCCTTCCATTTTCCGTGATTCAGGAAATAAGCGGTCGTTGTCCTGTGGCAATGGCTGACTTCTTGGAAATCAACTGTTTTTCCCCGGTATCCCCGGAGAAAAACAGACAGGATGATGGTCAATAAGTGGTTCAGATACACATCGGATAAAAATAATCCGAGATTTAATGCTTTCAGGTAATTGTAAATATGTTTGGAATGATGTATACTGTTTGCAACGGACACCCCCTTGTTTGAGTGAGTATGTTGTTTGTTGGTACTTCAATTATACATCCTTCTACAGAGGGTGTCTTTCTTTTGTGCAATATTTTGGATTTGCTCATTTATAGTATAAATAATAAAAACAATAAAAACGTGTATGAAACATATAAAAACAGCAGCCGCTAAAACGTTGTTATTGAGTTTGAATAATTGCAAAAAGCCTGGAAACCATTGAAAAATAACGGTTTCCGGGCTTTTATTTTGCCTAAGTGTACCAGAAGTGTACCACATTCCAAAATTATAGGCTTTTTTGTGCATTTTGCCATGCTGCCGGAGACAGATCAGCGGCGGCACTGTCCTGAAGCTGCTGGGCCACATTACCATGCACATCCGGGTACAGATGGCCATAAAGTTCAAGTGTGGTTTGTACCTTTTCGTGCCCCAGGCGCTCCGACACGGCCAGGATAGGAAAGCCCATGTGAATGAGCAGGCTGGCGTGAGAGTGACGGAAATCATGCACACGAATTTTCTTGACGCCGGATTTTTTACAGCCGGCACGGAGCTGGGAATTTACCCAACTTTTTGTAAATGGAAACAGCCGGTCGTCCGGATCGTATTCCAGAAGCCGGCCAGCATAGTCCTGAACAATAGCACAAAGAAAATCCGGCAGGGTAATATCGCGCTTGCTTTTTGGTGTTTTTGGCTCGTAAATGACTTCCTGGCCATTGGCCACTGCAAAGTTTTTTGTGATATGCAGCACCTGGTTAGTGAAATCGAAGTCGGACAAGCTGAGCGCCAGCAATTCCCCCTCACGGATGCCGGTATAAAACAGGACATTAAAAGCGCAGTATGGCGTCGGCTTGTCTATGGCCTGAATGAAAGTTTTGAACTCGTCCTCGGTCCAGAACAGCATTGTATCCGCTTTTGATTTTCCCATGCTGCCAGCAACCGCCGCCGGGCTGCCTGGGAGGCCGTAGTATTTGACGGCATAGTTAAGAATAGCAGCAACCTGGTTGTTGATAGTTTTGAGGTATGTTTTTGAGTACGGTTTACCATTTGGCTGCCGCAGTTCCATGAGCGTGTTTTGCCAGTTGCGGATCATGAGCGGCGTGATCTGGTTTATTGGCGTGCTGCCGAAATAGGGCAGCAGTTTTTTTGTAATAAGGTGCTGCTTATTTTCCCAGGTGGTGGCGCGCAGCCTGGTTTTACAATCTGCCATATACAACTCTACCAGGGAAGCGAACGACATGTCACAAGATGCAGCCGCTTTTGTAAGAAATTCGCGTTCCCACTCCTGGGCTTCCCGTTTGGTTATGAAGCCCGTTTTTTTCTTTTGCACCCTTTTACCGGTCCAGTCAGTGTACCTGAATTTACTGTACCACTTGCCGGTTTTGGGATCTTTAGCCACTGACATTTTCGGACTCCTCCGGGATGCGGTTGGCTATGACCGTTTCAAATTCCCGTAAATATTTAATATAGGCACCATAATAAGTATAGCCGGAAGCTGAGGCCGGTACCGTGCCGCTTTTAATGAGCTTTGCGACGGCCAGATCATGCGCCAGCTGATCCGGAGCAACCGGAAAGGTGCCCGTAAGCATTTCTAAATTTTCCATACGAACCTCCATGTTAAAAATTAAAGCACGGTGCAAGTACAGTGCAGGCACAAGAAAAGCCCGGCTGAATCCTGAATCCTGATTCCCTATTCCTGATTCTAAAAACCATATGGTCGTTGCTGAGCAGCCGACCGGTGCCCGCAAATGTACTTTACGCCATTTATTATTTTGCTGTCGAATGTATACCATCCGCAAAGGTTACACTGTTGCTGCTGTTTTGCGTGACAGACCAAGCATCCCCACTTTTTTCTGAACACCAATCCCATAATTTGGAATTATTAGAATCCAGGTACTGTACAGAAATTTTTGTGTATGGCATAGATAACGGATCGTTGTTGCAAAGCTGGTTGAAAACGTCAACGGCAGCAGTAAGTTCTTGTGCAGACTGAGCACCGCATTGTTTGGTGTTTTCGGCAGATACTTGTACTGAAATAGCGGTGTCGTTTACTGAATAGCCAGCATTGTACGGAAAGCTGGACATAACCCAAAAGTAACCAGAGCGGTAATCTTCTGGAAGTGAATAGCCACTTGTGCCATATTTTTCAGCCATTTCATACAGACTTTTATCCTGAGCGACAGAAAGATCGCGAGCGCCCAGCACTGCCATATAAAACTGATCGAAAATACTATTTTTATCCTGGTCCTGCATAATGTTTATATGCGTTGCATTGAATGAATAAACATTGCTATAACCAGAAATTCCAACATTGGCCATATCGTCGCCAGACATGAACGTGAAAGACATACTTGTATAAGAATTCCATATATCCGGTATTTGTATAACACGCACTAAATCCCAAAAGAAACGGCGGGTATTTGCATTGAATTCCCCGGATGGTATATCCATTGTGACATATAGACAGCTATCAGATTCTTGCAAGGTAAGGTTCTGATCCAGCGATGTGACAGAGCTATAAACAGAGCCGGAGGAAACAGATGTTAGATTTTGTTCTGCTGCAGATAGATCCTCTTGCGAACCAACGGAGGAATGAGAAACTTCTGTTTGCTGTTGTGTTTCTGATGCTGAACTAGATTGCGCACCAGAACAGCTGGAACAGGAGAGAACAAGGACACCCGACAGAAAAAGTGCTGTTATTTTATGGGGGGGGGTAAACAGATGTTTGCTTTTCATAAAAAACCTCCTATTTTTTGTTTTTATCTGCCGCTTCTGCCTTTTGCAGAATTTTGGCATAGTCCGCAATACGAGCCTGATTTTCCGGAGAGAGTTCCGCCCAGTTGGATATCATTTCCATGTCCCCGCGGCTGAGCAGATCAATTATTTTTGGAACTTCAAAGGAAGTGCCCTCGTAAGTGCGGTATTTTGTACGACCTAAGATGTAGTCAGTAGAAACCCCAAAGATATCCGCCAGCTGAACAAGTAGATCGCCGGATAGCTGCAAGGAGCCGTTTTCATATTTGGAAATTGCTGAATCTTTTACTTTAAGGCGCTGACCTAATTCAGCCTGAGTCCAACCGCGCTCTTGTCGTAAAACTTTGATGTTATTGATAGTAGACCCCTCCTTTCTGGTTGGATTATATCACTTTCCACGGTGGAAAGTAACCACATTAACATTATTTTCTGAAATAGAAAATTGACTATTGACTTTTTTCAAAATAGAAGATATATTATAACCATAAAGTTTCCAAAATGGAAGAAAGGAGTGAAGCAGATGTACGAAGATTTACGCAAGATACGAACCGAACGCGGTATCCGTTTAAAGGAATGTGCCGACGTTATAGGCGTTCAGGAGGCTTGCTACTGTAAAAAGGAACTCGGCGACCTTAAATTTTCCTTAGAGGAAGCAAAGGCGCTGGCAGAATTTTTTAAACTGCCTGTCGAAGTGCTTTTTTTAAAGAGAAATCTTCCAAAATAGAAAGATAGGTTATTTTACAATTATATTTTGCCACATGGAGGAAAAAAATAAATGCAAAGCCGAGTAACAAAAGCGGCGGGCAACAGGTACTGCCAGGCACGACTGAAAGCGGCAAAGTACAACGAAAAGCTCTTGACGAGAGCCGGAGCTGTTGACTACTTGCCAGGGGTTACAGAGGACAGCCTGAAAAAGTACGAGCTGGACATAACAAAAACCCCAAACACGGTTGTGGCACTTATGGCTGACGCATACGCGGAGCCGGAATTGAGAGCCTGGTATTGTGCTAATGAGTGCCCGTTGGGAAAAGACAGAATCGCGGAGATCAGCGACATGCCGCCAGAAAGATGCGTGCTCCGAATGAGGAGACACATGGACGACATGCAAGACGCCCTCACAGAATTTGCAGAGATTGTTGAGGACGGGGTAATAACACCGGAGGAGCTTGAAATGGTACCGGAAATAAAAAGACGGTTTACAGAGGCCCGCAAAAGGTTGACGAAATGCTGGCCGCCATAGAAAAGATTGAAGCCCGTAAAGGGTATCCGGATTGAGAAAAGAGGTGCAGGAGCATGGGAAGAACGGCAGCAGCTACAAAGGAACCGCCTAAGTTTTTGAGAGTGGCAGACGTGGCAGCCATGCTGGATATATCAGAAAGCCACGCATACAAGATTATGCGACAGCTAAACAAAGAGCTGGAAGCAAAAGGCAAGATTGTAACAGCCGGCCGAGTATCCAGGAGGTACCTGGAAGAAAGGATGTATTGATGGCAGATAACACGTGGAAGTTTTTAGAACACCAGGAAAGCAACCCGGAAGCCTTGAAGCAGGCAGTTGATACCCTGATCGGGTACACAAAGAAAAAGGGATTTGCAGGAGCTGAAAACGCACAGCTGGACAGCCTGGAACTTGTAAAACACGTCATTATATGCGAGGCCGCGGCGCTGGTTTTAAGCGACGACTGGCAGGCATTTATGAAATACAGAAAAGCAGGAGGCAAGGAAGATGGAGAAAACAAACGTAATTAAGCTCAAATATTTAAGAGCCGGACAGCCATCCGGAAGAGAGTACACATTTTACACACCGGCACCGGTTGAAGTTGGCGACATTGTGGACATTGCAGTGGTAAGCCCGGACAACACAAGCCAGGGAATGGTCACAGCGGTAAACGTACCACTGGAAGAGATTGAGGCATTTAAGGACAGAGCCAAGACGATCATCGGAAAGGCAGCGCCAAAAGTAGAAGCTGAGGAAACGGAGCAGAAAACGCTGCTGGATGTATAAGGAGGAGCAACATGACAAGAAAAACAGTAATGCACAGAGAAACAGAGGTTTTTGTGGTTGAGGAAAAGCTGGCGCCGAGAAAGGAAGCCATCAAGCGCCGCGTAAAACTGGAAAGATGTATTGCAGCGGGTATCAACCTGGGAGCAATGATCCTGACGGGGGGCGCGCTGGTAAAAATCGGGCTTATGGTGTTTGCAGTGATCGACAGCAGAACCGGAGGCCTGGGCGGCGAAGTTTTAGTATTTCCGGCACTGGCAATGATGTTTTTATGGGGCCGAGAAATTGGTCTGGGAGAAGCAAGACGGGAGGCAGAAGCTATTGAGGACAATGGAGGAGAGTATTGAACAGAAAGCGCAGGAACGCGCGGACAGAAAACTGCAGTACATAATTGGCAGATACGGGGATGCGAACGGAGAACGCCGCAAACCATATTACAGAGAGCAGCTGATCCAGGAAGCAAAGGCAGCGTTGAGCTGGGAAGTTTTTAGCCTTGCTTTTATGGAATTGTGCAAAGAAAATGCCCCGGTGACACCGACCAAAGCGTCCGAGGCATAACAGCAGCAGTTAAAAAATAACCGCTTGTGCTTATTATAGCATGAGAGAAAGGAATCGTAAATGAGCAAAATTATTAAGGTTAGCACGGATTTGGAAGTTACAGTGCACGACTATCCGGAGGGCATGTTGGAAACGCAGAACAGACAATTATGTGAGCTGATCGGCGACGGGTGCGACATGGTCGAAAATGTTATGCCGAAAAGACTTTACAGAGAGCTGGGACACACAACCACGGTACTGAGAGAAAACAGCAAGTGCGTGAGTATGTTGGTGGATGAAGAATTTTTATTTAGAAACGGTTTGCAGCCGAATCTGATCGGTTGTTACCTGTACGAAACCGACAAGCACCGCTCCCCGATCATGGGAAACATCCTTTTTGTAGGCAATGCCTATATTGGAGACGGTGTTGAGTTTACAGGCATTGAGCCGGAGACTTTTGAAACACTGCACAAGCAGCTGAGAAATATGGCAATGGCCATGAAAGCACACAAGGAGGCGTTAGGAGTATGAAAATCTTAAAAATGAAGTTGGAAAACTTCCAGGGCGTGAAAGAACTGGAAATTGACCCGCAGGGCGAAAGCAGCGCGATCTATGGCGATAACGGAACCGGCAAGAGCACCGTATACAATGCCTTTACCTGGCTGATGTACGGCAAGCCGAGCACTACAGAAAAGAACTACACACCAAAAACCACCGGCAGCCATAACCTGCACCATAGCGTGGAAATGACTGTGGAACTGGCAGACGGTTCGGAAATGGTACTGAAAAAAGATTACCACGAAGTATACAAGACCATTAAGGGAAACCCGCAGCCGGTGTTATCCGGGCACACAACAGATTACAGCATGGACGGGGTACCGGTAAGTGAAACCCAGTTTAAAAAGAATCTGCTGGAAATTTACCATGATGAAGAACTGGCAAAGATGCTGACCTCTTATAACTACTTTTTGGAAAACATGAAAGTAGCAGATCGCCGCAAAATCCTGTTACAGGTGTGCGGGGATGCGGATTTTAATGAGGTTATTGAGAGCCAGGGCGATCTGTTGAGAGAACTTCCGGAAATGCTCCGCAAGCCTGGCAAGGCAGAAAATTATTATACCGTGGACGAATACAGAGCCATTGCTGCAAAGGAGAAGAACCTGACAGACAAAGAACTGGACGACATCCCACAGCGTATTGACGAGGCAGAGAAAGCAAAGCCAGACGTTACGGGTCTGGACGCACAGACCATTAACAACACCATGGCAGAGATTAAAGAGAAACGCCGAGAACTGGAAAGCCAGAGAGCTGCCAGAGAATCCGGAGCGACAACAACCATCCGACAGCAGATCGCAGAACTGGAAAGCCAGAGAGCTGCCGGCGAGGCCAAACATGTGAGAGCAGAAGCCGAGGCAAACAAAGGAGCCTACGAGCGGATCAGCAACCTCCGCTATATGGCAAGTACCATTGAAACGGATATCATGCACACCGAGCAGGACAAGCGCGAGCATGAAAACGAAATCCAGCGCCTGAACCGCAGAAGAGAGCAGCTCCTGGCGGAGTGGAATGAGGAAAATGAAAAGGAATGGACCGGATCGGAGATTTGCCCGACATGCGGCCAGCAGCTTCCGGCAGAGCAAATTGAGGAAGCAAAGGAAAACTTCAATACAGCCAAGGCACAGAACCTGGAAACAATCAACAAGCGCGGCATGACAGAGTGCAGCAGCGGCATGATTAAGAAAGAGCAGGACGAAATTGAAGCCCTGGACGCTCGCCTGGTGGAACTGAAAGAGAAGAAAGCAGAAACAGCGCAGAACCTGGCAACAGCTGAAAAAGCGGTACTTGCAACAACGGACTATAAGGACACAGCCGAGTACAGGCAGTTTACAGAGCAGATTGAGAGCCTGCAGGAAAAACTGAAAGATGTCAGAGCGGCAGCTGCTGAGGCAGACAATGTGCTGAGCGGACAGCTGAAAGAACTGGACGCTCGCCTGGAAGCTGAACAGAGCAAAAAGGCACAGCTGGCAATGGTTAAGAAACAGGACGAGAGAATCACCCAGCTGGAAAAGAAAGAGGAGGAGCTGGCAGCGAAATATGAGCAGCTTCAGAAAGGCATTTACCTTTGCGAGCAGTTTGTAAAAGCGAAAACAAAGCTCCTGGACGAGAAAATCAACAGCCGCTTTAAAACCTTGCGTTTCCGGTTGTTTATCGAACAGCAGAACGGCGGCATTGCAGACGATTGTGAGGCCCTGGTACCTTGTAAAACTGGCCTGGTGCCATTTAAGAGCGCGAACAACGCAGCACGTATCAATGCAGGCCTGGAACTGATTGACACGTTGGCCGAGTATTACGGCGTAGAGCTTCCGGTCTTTGTGGACAATGCGGAGTCTGTTACAAAGCTGACACAGACACAGACACAGGTTATCCGCCTGGTGGTATCCGAACCAGACAAGACCCTGAGATTTGAGAGAGGAGACAAGTGAGCATGACAAGAGTACACCCGCAGTTTTTAATGAATGGTTTTAAGAAAGCCGTAGAAAAGCAGGATTTTGGAGAGTTTAACAAGGAATTAACTAACGGCATGAATTACTGGACAAACCTGTTTAATACAGAGGTTGGAGCACTGGATCCGGACGAGGCGCCGCTGATCATTGCCGCACTGGAAGAACTGGCGAGCACCTACAAGAAAACGGTACCTGGCGCAGGAAATATTGCAGATACTTTCCGCAAGAACACGAAAAGCATTGTGTTTATGACGAAAGTACCGAAAGGCAACTAATGGACGGCGAAATTTTTACAATCCGTGCCCGCAGGTGTAAGCGGTGCGGCAGACTCCTGACCAGCGCGGAAGCAGTAGAAAAAGGGTATGGTTGCCAGTGCGCTGCAAAGGCACAAGCTGAGGAAGATGAAAAGAAACCGATACCCGGACAAATGACCTTTGACGATTTATTTAAGAATATGGAGGAGTAGAACATGGCAAACGAAATGACAGTACAGAAAACGGAGAGCCTGAGCAACAGCGAGGCATTTACAAACAAGGTTTTAAAGGAGTTCGGTAGCAATGTGGCCGGAAACATTCAGGTAACTGATTACCAGAGACAGCTGATCCAGGGATATTTTATCGCAATTGACAGAGCATTAAAGATGGCCGAGGAGAAGCGCGTAAGCAAGAATGAAAACAACAAGGATCATAAGTGGGACAATCCGGATCCGATCAACTGGAACACGGTAGACCTGAACGCCCTGGCATTGGATGTTGTGCACTATGCTCGTATGGGCCTGGACATGATGCAGGACAATCACCTGAGCGCTATCCCGTTTAAAGATAACAATCGCTTATCCAGAACCGGCACAAAGATGTACGTGGTCAACCTGATGCCTGGATATAACGGAATCCAGTATATTGCTGAAAAGTACGCGCTGGAAAAGCCGGTATCCGTTACCGTAGAGCTGGTTTACAGCACAGACACCTTTAAGCCACTGAAAAAGAACAGAGAAAACCGCGTTGAAAGCTATGATTTTGAGATTAACAACGCATTTGACCGCGGGGAGATCGTTGGAGGATTTGGCTATATTGAGTATACGGAGCCGACCAAGAACAAGCTGATCATCATGACCATAAAAGATATTTTAAAACGTAAGCCGGACAAGGCTTCCGGAGAATTTTGGGGAGGTAAGAAAACAGCCTGGGAGAAAGGCCAGAAAGTGGAAGTTGAAACAGAGGGCTGGTTTGAAGAAATGTGTCTCAAGACCGTAAAGCGTGAGGTTTACAGTGCCAAGAACATGCCAAGGGACCCGAAAAAGATTGACGACGCCTATGAGTACATGCGTATGCAGGAGATCAGACTGGCACAGATGGAAACCCAGGAAGTGATCGACGCAGAAGCAAACCAGGTTGTAATTGACACGGAAGCCCAGGAGACACCGCAGAAGCCCGCACAGCCGGCCTTTTTGACCGACGACGGAGGGCAGCAGGCTCTTGACCTGGGAAGCCCAGCAAAGCCGCAGGCGCAGCCACAGCCTGCACGTAACACCACGGCAGCGCGTAGCACAGCAACCCGCGCAGCAGGACCGACGTTTTAATGCTGATTAACCCTATTGCATCCGGCAGCAGCGGCAACGCCTATTACATAAGCGACGGGAAAAGCAGTTTGTTGTTGGATGCGGGGATCCCACTGGCACAGATACAAGCCGGATGTGGTTATAAGGTGTCACAGTTGAGTGGCTGTCTTGTGACACATGGCCACGGGGATCATGTGAAAGCTGCAAAGGCCCTGGCTCGCATGGGCGTGAATATTTACACCAGCCAGGGAACAGCAGACATGGCAAACCTAACCGGGCACCGAATTTGCACGGTGCGAGCACTGGAAAGCTTCCATGCAGGCACATTTGAGGTACTTCCCTTTGATGTTGAGCACGACGTACCGGAGCCGCTGGGCTTCCTGATCCGGAGCACAGTGACCGGGGAAAAGGTACTTTACTTTACTGATACGGTTTACATCAAATATACCTTTATAGGCTTGACTCACATAATGATGGAAGCCAATTACGACCCTGAGACAATGGAGCAGAACGTAAAAGAGGGCCGCATACATGCTGCCAGAGCCAAAAGAACCATAGGCTCGCACATGAGCATTGAAACAGTTATAAAAACGCTGGAATCGTTTGATTTAAGCAGGCTGCAGCAGGTTTACCTGTTACACCTGAGCAATGACAACAGCCAGGCCGCAGATTTCAAGCGGCGCGTGCAGGCCCTGACAGGCAAAGAAGTGTACTTGTGCTAAAGGAGGTCTGAACAAATGGCAAGAGCAAGGAACATAAAACCCGGATTTTTCGACAATGAAAGCCTGGGAGAACTGCCAGCATTAACCCGGTTGTTATTTATAGGGTTGTGGTGCCTGGCGGACCGTGAGGGGCGTTTACAGGACCGCCCCAAGCGGATAAAAAAGGAGCTGCTGGGCTATGATGATGTGACTGCAGATGATGTTGACACCATGCTGCAGCAGCTGAATGACAACGGATTTATACAGCGATACGAGATCGCAGGAGAGAAATACATACAGGTAATAAACTTCTTGAAACACCAGAATCCGCACTGTAAAGAGCAGGCCAGTGTAATACCTGCACCCGGCGAGGATATGGGCCTAGGCGTTGTGGCAGGAATCCACGTAAAAGGGCGCACGGGAACAGCTGAAAACAGCCAAGACCTCCGGACTTATCAGACCGAAAAAGAGCAGGAAAACACAAAAACACAATACATGCACGGTGCAAGTACAGTGCAAACACAAGAACAGCACAAGAAAAGCCCTGCTGATTCTCTGATACCGGATTCTCTGATACCTGATACTAAAAAACATACGGTCGTTGCCGAGCAACAGACCGCCCCGGAACCGGAGGAGCTTGACAACGAGGAAGAGGCAAAGCCAGGTAAAAGACAGCAGAGTCCTGACTGGAAAACAGCCAAGACGCCGCTGGAAAAGAGCTTTTGCAGATTTTGGGACGCCTTTCCGGCAGTGCGGAAGAGAGCAAAACCGGCGTGCTGGAAGAAGTGGAAGCTGATCAAGCCAGACGAGGAAATGACTGAGCATATACTCCACGCCATTGAGGTAAGCAAGCAGAGCAGCGACTGGAAACGCGGGTATGTGCCTATGCCGTTGACCTGGTTGAATCAAGGACGCTGGGAGGATATAAGCGAGGAGGTAAGCGTAAATGAGCACAGCAACAATGGCAGCAATGCCGCAGGAAGCCATACAGCAGGGTTCCACACAGCCGGAGACTACTAAGCCGGACAAGTACAGCATAAGCACCGCGGAAGCTCTGAGAGAGGGGTACAGCGTGCCGGAGCCGGTACCGGAAACAGTAAGCTGCAAGTATTGTGGCAGAAAGCTGGAATATTACGGCCTGGTTAGCCCGGTAGCGCCGCGACATGTGATCATATGGAAGAGTCGCCCGGAGCGCTGCACATGCAGCAAGGCGCAGGACTTCTGGAAAGACTGGGATGCAAAGGAAGAGGCCCGCAAGGCAGCTGAGGCAGAACAGAAAGCCAGGGAGGAAGAAATGCAGCGGTTCCGTAGCATGATGGAGCGCAGCGGCATGAAAGCAAGATTCCAGAACAGACGTTTTGAGAATTTTGTCCAGGACACCCAGGGACGCCGCCAGGCATACACCCAGGCAAAGAAGTACGCCGACAACTTCCAGCGTATGCGCCCAGTCAAGAACGACCGCAACCACGTAACGCCGCCGGAGATTGAGCGCAACGGCCTGTTTATGGCAGGCGGGTATGGTACCGGAAAGACCCACCTGGCAGCGGCCATTGCAAACCAGCTGATCAGTGAGGGAACGGCCTGCATCTGCATGACCATGATTGACCTGCTGGACAGGATCCGGGAAACATACAAGGCAGCTGGCAGTGACGTAGACGAAGCATACATCCTGAGCCAGTACGAGGATGTGCCGCTCCTGATCATTGACGACATAGGCAGCGAGCAGCCGACGGAGTGGGGCGTGAGCAAGATATTTGCCATTATAAACGCCAGGTATGAGGGATATATGCCGACGATCATCACAACAAATTACAGCGGCCCGGAGCTGGTGCAGCGTATGACTCCGGAGAGCGGAGACAGCAGGAACGCAGAGAAAACCCTGGACCGCCTGAAAGAGACATGCGTCGGGATTGATATGACGTGGGAGAGTTGGAGGGCGCGCTGATGGAGAACACAGGATA